GCTCTAGATACGCTCTCCCAAGTGAGGTGATGTGCTAAATCATCTGGAGGGAACCAAAAGCAAAATGAGTACTTGGAGTCTCATTAAACAATTACAGAATTGTCAACTGCGGCTCGCGAACTGTAATGGGAAGTTCAATCGAATCTGTTATAAATGGTTCATGTAATCCCATTACCATATTAGACATAGATGGAATCTGCAAATCCAATTTAGATATGTGAGTATGATACATTGGCATACCATCAGCATCCAGATAACCTGTGTCATATTCAGTTGGTCTTGGAGCGGTGAAATAAAGTGCTGGATCGTCTCTGCTACTCATAGCCAAACCACTTGTTGCAATATGTATATCCAAGTCATTCATCGGGTGAATACATTGTGTTCTCGGACCATGCGCTCGTGAGAAATGACTTTGCTCGATCACAATTGGATTATAAAAGAATTTTATCCAGGGATAGTTATATGTAGGACATCGGAGGATGGTTTCAAAATCGTTACTGACTCCTAAATCCTTAGTGGAAATCTCAGCTACGTACATAATGTGTTGAAGCCTGACCATTAATCCTACATCATTAATACCCGCAATAATTGTTTCGATCTCATCATTGCTCACTATATTCTCATTGCAATTCAATCTAATTTTACCCCATTCATATGGATTCGATTCATAATACACTTCGCCATCTCGCTCTAGTCTAAGCGCTGTGAAATTGCGTCCTTCGGCCCACTGAGGTCTAAAAGTAACGCCAGGTATATACTCAATGTCAATGTAATCGTCAAATAAAGGCAAGGGCAAATGAGTTGGTGTTTTAACATGCCGTTTAAATAATACTAGACCTTGACTTGGCTTTCTCATAGTTTGAATACAATCAAGTCCAATAAATAATCGTCTGTACTCTTCGTTATTTAGAAATTCCATCACTGGCTCATCCATAGACGCCGTATCTATCGCTGGATCGAAGTCGATCGGAACATTTGCGTTAGTGTTCCTGCGCAGCTTCGGTTGATGTAGTCGACCATCCCGCTTAAAATTCTTCGTTAGAGCTGTTAGACCATGTAACGAATTCTCTTTAGACATAAGCAGATTTTGGACAATGCCCTTAACTTGTGAATATACTTTCGTTCTCATCTGAATTCCCCATCGCTCTCTAATGTCCAACACTCTATTGTCGGCGTCATCACGAGTAAATAGATAGATAATTACGCCATCAGGAATAGCAAGAGTCTTCATGATATCATATACAGCCATGCTATGAGTTAGAATTTCTACAGGATTTGGCATTTTAAATGTTGGTACCATCATCGCACCCTCTCTACCTGTTGGATCATCTCGTGCATCATGATAGTTCCAAGATGTATTTGTCAGTAACGTAATAAACTCGGAAGCATCCCACACTCTGCTATCAACATATGAGCGAATTGCATTGTTTAAACCGTAATTCTCGCCTTCTGAGAAAATGGCCCAATTCAAATTTTGATGATATCCTCCTTGTAAAATTAGATTAGGAAATACAGCTAAAGGATGATTCATCAGGGTTAAATATGGCAATCTCAATGTAGCACACATTGCTTCAGTTACTTTTCTTGCCATCGCAGCAATGTAGTCAATTTGTGATGTAATGGGGGAGATATCACTCTTCGAGGTGTTAGTTCTCTTTGCTCCTATCAATCGTTTGCATGTTTGGGCCATACCATTGATCCTTACGAGTAAGTTAGTAATCTGATCTTCTGGGACTAAACCAATATAGTGTGTTGGTGCGGCAAGCAGTCTAGGAAGGCCAGCTTCAGTTGCAATATTATCTCCCAATTGCCCATCTGGTAATATAGCAAAATGTCTCATGATCAGTAGTATATTGGGAATTTGCTGGACCTCTTCCAGCATAGGTGTGAAAAGAGATGGATAGTGATCTGAAAACGCAGAGTTCGCTTGGAATGGTGTTACGTTACGTGGGTTTCTAACAAGATTTCCATCTTCATCCCGCGTGATCCTTAATCCTAAATTGTCTATGACATTCGTCATCTCACCTGGATACCAAGAAGTCAAGAACCGTACAATTTCATTCTGAATTAATCTGCAGTGCGTCCAAAAGTGATTGGGCAGAAGAAGTTGCATTAACATGTACAAAAAGATTGTTATGATAGCGGTATTATCATCTGGTTGCATATAGATTGGCACGAATCTTGGAATGAGAATCATGGGCGCCATTTCCTGAGCTAGAAGTTGCTCGATTTGCGATGCGTCTCCTCTTTTATACATCCTAATTAATTCAGCACGAATAGGGGCAGCTGAGATAGTTGAAGAAATTTTGGGCATGATAAAGGGTGTATCAAAGTGTACAGAAAAGAGACTGCAACTATGAATATAACTTCTAAAATCGTGTAAAATGATATCATGTAAGTCTGGTTCACGACTGGCACATAACGCAAAACAATTAAGCAATATGCTGGTCTGCTCGACGAAAAATGGAACAAGCTGCTGATCAACTGGCAAGTCTATGTATGAGCCGGGCCAAGAGCACGCGCGAATTAGTAATTCAATACGCTCTTTAGTCAATCTTTCACCGTGTAATGCAAAATAGTTCAGGTTCAGCAGACTAGCGGTAATATGATCGATGTTCATTCCTTCCATATGACCAGTTTTATAACCGTACGCTGGATCTCTCTCAACTATACCTGATCTACCAATTACATATCTTCCATAATCCTCTTCGTTCAGAAGCGCAATGTATTCGTTAATAGCCTGCATATTTAGTACTCTGGCAGCTAAAGGTAACGATGGGCCAAGAGGAAGTACTACACTTCGATCAGTGAGAAATTGGCTAACTTCTGAGAACGTCACATCAGGGAGAAGTGTTGGCTTTTCATGTCGCTTGACAACGTTATTCAAAACAAAATAGCAAAGCATACCAATTTCAGCCTCTATATTGGAGAACCGATTGTTAACGGACATTCCAGGTTTGAGCTCAGTTGTGATTGGTAATAAAGTTTGCTTATCCGCGAATAAAACCCCATTAATAGCTGTGATCTTCATGATGTCAAGTAGTTTTGGATTGTAAGTATGGAAAATTAATGGCGTATTTTTCCTAAAAGTGGTAATGGATGAGGATAACAGCTCCGTGTAGTCACCATACTTAGATAGATCGGTATTATCGAGTAGCTCAGGTTCGGTGGCATGATAAACAATGATCTGTAATGGTGTGTCGCTTCGATCATATCGCTTATAGACTTTCAAATACGAATCCCAGTTGGGTGGAAGTTCTAGCTTACTACTTTGAAATATGGGAACTGTAACTGTAGCCATTTGATACATCTCCGCTCTTCTTTGATCCGCTTGAAACACCTTGTCGGCAGCCGATGGTTTAAGCGTAGCATCATGTGGGTTGGCAATATCAGCGGCTTGATGGGTTTCAACAGCATTTGGCGTCCCGACTTTATTGACATGAGTTGTAGCCTCTATCTTCCGACCTGTATCTAACGTTTCAGTTCCAGTAACTGCATCGCTCTGTGGTGTGTGTTCGGCATTACTGACTGGTTCTGTTGTAATTGGCTCACCTTCTTCATTCTTTATTGGTCTATTGTTTTTGTTCATGGTATAGTTTGGATTGAAGCATAAGATGTGATCGTGAAATGTTCCTGATATTGTTTAACAAGTACTGTCAGTATCATAAATACAATTGGCTATCAATGATCGCTATCAGCTCGAGCGTAAAAGT